GATTTATTTTGCAGAGAGCGCATATTTGTGCTTCAAGAAGGGTAGTTTGAAACCATTGCTGCTGAGTGATCATGCAGCACATGAAATGGATGAAGAATATTTATTAATCCTTCAATGGTGGGATCAGGTTAAGTCTGGTAATTTACAGAAATTTTCCGGTGTGTCTGATCATGAATTTGACAGAAGACTTGAATTGCTCACCACAAAAATGAGAACACTCATGACAACGAGCAGATCATTTGACAAAAAGCTAGTGTCTGATAAAGTCGCGCGACTATTGACGATTAAAAATGCTTTTGTCAGTTTGAAACAAGCTGCTGGAGTACGCCGTGCTCCTTTCTGTATCGAGTTGTTCGGGGAAAGTAGTCAAGGAAAATCCGTGGTTGCAGAAACAATTGAAGATTTCTTGTTAACAGCGGCAGGCCTTGATACGGATAAACAATACCGCACAGTCCTCAACCCAGAGGAAAAGTATTGGTCAACATGGAAGAGTTCCACGATCGTGGCGAAATTAGACGATTATGGCAACGCAAAGTCTAAAGACCCATCATTGTGGTCGCAAACGTTGATAAATTTGTGCAATAATGCTGTTTTTGTCGTGCCTAAAGCAGAAATCGATGAAAAAGGCAAGTGCTTCGCTGAACCAGAATTAGTGACAATAACAACGAACGTCGAGCATTTAAATGCTTACGCATGTTCGAACTGTCCATATTCAATTCAGCGAAGAGCACACTATGTGGTTGAAGTGAAAGTTAAACCTGAATTTCGACTTGTAGTGGGTGGATCCGTGTGCGGAATTGATGAATCAAAGGTGGTAGAACATTACACTGTGGATGGTGTATACAGTCCACCCGTGGTTCAGGAAATTTGGGATTTCACCATCAAAAGAGCTTTCAAACCAAATAGTTTGCAAGAAGAAGCAAAATATAAGGTGGTTGAAGGCATGGAAAAAGTCAGTAATAAAGTGATGCTTGAATTTTTGATGAAAGAATTCGTTAAGCATCGCGAAAACCAAATTCGAGTCATGACATCAGAGAAACTAAGAAAGAAAGACATCTCAGTGGAATTTGGTGATGACGGTTGTCCGAAAATATCACCTCAATTTGGACTTGAGACGGCAATCACGGGCATGGCCTTGTATAGCAAAGCACGTGATGTCTTCACAAGCCAATTTGAGAGAGTGGAGAATCGGATTGAAAAAGAGGTAACTGCTCGTGTATACAAGCACGCAACCAAATTCATAGATAACTGGGATTGGTTGTGTTTGTTACCCGCTGACACATTGGAGAACAAATATGCACAAAATTTGTTCATGTGGTGGTACAAGGATGACATAAAACGAAGTGTTCGCAACAATTCAATTGTTAATTATGTGATGATGGCGTTGTGCGCATTTACGTTGCCTTGGATTTTGGCAACAGGTATGTGCCTATTTTTTGCAACACGTCAGATTTTCGTAGTGAGTTATGCGAAAGAACAATTTGTGTCAGAATTGCGAGATAGGATGGATGTTATCCCTCTTGTAGTTCGAAAGGTGCGTGACGATAATCGCAAGAGATTGTTGTATGGATGCACATTCATTTTTGCTTTATATGCGGTAGCGAAAACTTACCAAGCATGGAGCAAAATGAAATCTGTCCAAGGAAATTTAGAGCCCAAAAACGCAGAAGATATTAAAGCGCGTGATAGGGAAGAAAATCCATGGACAAGTATTGTCAGGACTAGTTTACCTAAGAAAGATAAAGGGCGAACTGTAACAATGAGCCAGATGGAACATAAAATACAGCGAAATTTAGTATATTGTTCAATTGAGGCAAAAGAAGGTCGCATGATGTCCAATGCATTGTTCATTTGTAGCAATGTATTGGTATTTCCTAATCATTATTTTTTAAATGATGATCAATTTTACGTCACATGTTATCTTCAAGATCCTGATAAAGCAGGACAACGGTTCAAGACAATACTCAGTAAGGAAACCTCGGTACATATCGAGGGTACAGATTTACGCCTGTGCTATTCACCAAATGGTGGTTCGTTTAAGAACCTTATAGAATATTTCCCTACACAACGCTTGCCCAATTTTCCATTCAACATGCTGTATAGGCACAAGAATGGTGAAGTGAGTAGGTATCAAGGCTTTGCTATACCCAGGGAGGTGTACAATGGCATTGCCAAGTTTGAAGGATCTGATTATACCATAGATGGTAACACATTTAAAGGAATGTGTGGATCGGTCCAGATAGCTCAATTGAGGAATTTGTACATAGCTGGCTTCCATTTAGGTGGAAGAACCAATACACCAGAAGGTTGTGCTGGTACATTATTCCAGTCACAAATCATTGAATCGATACAAACTTTGGTAGAAATACCTGGAGTATCGGTCACTGGAGATTGTGACGGATTTACCAATGAAATTCTAGGGAAGAAAGTGATTACGGACGAACCATTACATGTCCGTAGTCCTGTGAATTTCATGCCACATGGTAGTCAGATTAAATATCATGGTGGATGTATTGGTAGATCGACGTGGAAGTCTGAGGTTGTCAAATCTCAAATTTCCGATGTGGTGCTAAATGTTTGCGGGGTCCCATGTAAATGGGGACCCCCTAAAATGCAACCATCTTGGTTTGGGTGGTCAAAATGTTTGGAGGTGTTGAGTACTCCAGCTTTACCGTTTGAACCAAAATTGTTGATCAAAGCAGTAGTGGATTTTCAGGATCCATTGATTGCATTAGCACACAAAGAGTGGTCGCACATGAGACCACTTACAGATCATGAAAATTTGAATGGTATTCCAGGATGTAAATTCATAGATTCAATCAAACTCGGGACTTCAATCGGATACCCATTGGGGGGTACCAAAAGAAAACATGTGATTGAACATGAACCAACTGAGGAACATCCATGCAATAGAGAGTTTACACCAGTTATTCTGGAGGAAATTCAACGTTGTCATGATCTATATCGCGCTGGGAAGCGCGCGTACACTATTGCAAAGGCTTGCAAGAAAGATGAAGTTTT